TTTTGCGGAGTATTCCCGGTCCGCGGAAACAACGGGAGCCTGCAGGGTATGCAACGGCAACGGAAAGATTAAAACCACTACCACGGAACGCAAAGTTTCTAATCCGTGGGGCAAAGCACCATATTGGGCTAAAAAATCCCGTGCTGTCCGTCCTTCCGACTGGGATAAGTGGACTGAAGTAACAGCCAGCATAAGCGCTAAATGTGAAGCCTGTGACGGTAAGGGGAAAGTAAACGCTCGCTGCCGCTGTGGTGGTTCTGGCCGGGTTATGGACCGCGAAGCGACAAAAGAGCAGGGAGCGCCGGTATATAAAATCTGTGAGCGCTGTTCGGGGAATGGTTTTTCAACGATGCCGTCTACTGCTGCTTACAAAGCGATTCTGACGCTTATCCCAGACCTGCACATCAGAACATGGACACGAAACTGGAAACCTTTCTGCGATGCGCTGGTGGACCTATGCTTGAGGGAAGAGAAGAGGGCAGATAAAGAGTTTCAACGAGCAACAGCTGATTGAGTAAATGGTCGCATTATTTTGCATTTTAAGCGCACGATGCTTGATTTTGTCCGAAGTTGTCGTGTATATTTTGAATCATGGAATATAGTGCCTGAACGAAAACATTCATATAAACCCTGCTACTGCAGGGTTTTGTGTTTTTGAAAACAAATGCCTGAAATCGGCTATAAAGTGTGATCTGAATCAAAATGCCTTGCGCCAATCTTAAGGAATATTAAGGAACTGTAAATATTCTTTATAGGTGATGGTCTTATGGCGTTAAAAGATATTTTTGTGCGAACCGAACCTCGCAGACGGCATTATGGCGTTGCAGTGTTTATCGGGCTTATTTCTGGGGTGGTTTCTGCATTTGTTAAATGGGGTGCTGAAGTACCATTACCACCTCGTAGCCCTGTCGACATGTTTACCAGTGCCTGTGGACCAGAGTCATTAATTCGAGCTGCCGGGCAAATTGATTGTTCCAGAAACTTCCTTAACCCTCCATATATTTTTCTGCGTGATTGGTTAGGGTTAGCCGATCCAAATGCGGCTGTCTATACCTTCGCCGGACATGTGTTTAACTGGGTAGGTGTAACGCATATCATATTCTCCATCGTGTTCGCGGTTGGGTATTGTGTAGTTGCCGAGGTGTTTCCAAAAATTAAGCTGTGGCAAGGTTTGCTTGCAGGTGCACTCGCACAACTGTTTGTCCATATGATTTCGTTCCCGCTTATGGGACTAACCCCGCCGTTGTTCGAACTGCCATGGTATGAAAACGTTTCTGAAATATTTGGACACCTGGTGTGGTTCTGGTCAATTGAGATAATTCGCCGGGATCTCAGAAACAGAATTACGCACGAACCGGATGCTGAAGTTTCTCTGAATTCAGCATTCAGATAATCCAAGCTGGAAAAGCCAGACCCGCATAAAATGCGGGTTTTTTATGCCTGCGATTGGTAGCTGTTCGACAGTGCTGTTCGCTGTGATGGCAGCCGTAATATCGGCGTCTTTCACAGGCGTTGTATTGACGCTAGCTATGTTTGCAGCATAACGTAGTGATGTGGTGAATCCCCCTATGCGGAGGGGCGACCAGTCAGTTACAGAAACCTGTAAATGCAGCGCGGGCCATGCCGACTGGGGCATGCTCATCGGGAGGCACCCGGCACCACATTGCCACTAAACATATTTAAGATTTATGGCAGGTTTACTTTTGCGGTTGCCCTTCTATGTTTATAGAACGTAACGGCAAAAGTGAATGCTTCCTGGTAAATCGGTAGCTCGGACTATTAGGAGTGCCTTCGATTCGTTACTACCTAGAATGCCTACTTTCTGCCCGCCTTCAGGCGGGCTTTTTTACGCCATCAATAAGGCGTTTCAGTAAGCAAAGGAAAACATTATTTGAAGGCTGCGCTTATGCGTGGCCTTTTCTTTTTCCCCTCAATTCTGAGAGGACTCACAGCAATAAGAGGGGGCTTAATGTCCGATCCTTTAACTGGTACCGGCCTGATTTTTGGCGGCGGTTTAATTGGTTCCGTCGTATATGGCGTTATCACCCACACCGATTTTGGTGTGGTATTTGGGGCTTTTGGCGGCGCGGTGTTTTATGTGGCAACGACCGCAAACCTGACACGTGGAAGGCAAATAGCTTACTTCATGACGTCGTTTATTGTCGGTGTTCTGGCTGCCGGATTATTAGGCTCAAAATTTACTACCTGGACAGGCTATACAGATCGTCCGCTTGATGCGCTCGGTGCGGTGGTGGCATCTGCTGTCACCATCAAGGTCCTGACTTTCATTAACAGCCAGGACTTGAGCAGCCTGTTCGGATTACTTTCCCGATTAAGGGGAGGAGGTTCGAATGGTAATAAATGACCCGGCAGCGCTGGCCAATGCGGTGATATGTGCCGTTATTGTCTGCGCTTTGATGTTTTATCAACGTCGCGGTGCCAGGCATCGCCCTGGTATCTCCATCATTGCTTACTTGCTTGTACTGATTTACGCGAGCATACCTTTCCAATTTATCTTCGGTCTTTACGTACAGTCCCACTGGCTGGTGGTAATGGCAAACGTGATGATATGCGCCGCCGTGCTATGGGCTCGGGGTAACGTGGCGCGTCTGGTCGATACACTGAGGCACTAATGAATCAAACACAATTCCAGAAGGCGGCTGGCATCAGCGCCGGGTTAGCTGCGCGCTGGTTTCCGCATATTACAGCCGCGATGAAAGAGTTTGGCATCACTTCCGCTATCGACCAGGCAATGTTCATTGCCCAGGTAGGGCATGAAAGCACGGGATTTACCCAGCTTGTTGAGAGCTTCAATTATAGCGTGGCTGGCTTGAATAGTTTTGTCCGCGCCGGGCGACTGACGCAGGGTCAGGCTAATTCGCTCGGCCGCCGGCAGGGTGAACCATCGTTGCCACTGGAGAGGCAACGAGCGATCGCCAATCTGGTGTACAGCAAACGCATGGGGAATAACGGGGCAACAGACGGCTGGTTTTACCGCGGGCGCGGGCTCATCCAGACCACCGGCCTGAACAATTACCGCGAATGCGGGAATGCTTTGAAGATTGATCTGGTTAAACAGCCTGAATTGCTGGCACAGGATGAGTATGCGGCGCGCAGTGCTGCTTGGTTCTATACCTCACTCGGCTGTTTGCGTTATCCCGGTGACCTTACACGCGTCACTCAGATTATCAACGGCGGACAGAACGGCATTGATGACCGTAAAGCCCGCTATCTCCTGGCAAAAAGTATTCTTGTTTGAGGGAAATATGAACTATCTCATTAATCGACTGAAAGAGCCGTCAACCTGGCGCGGCATCATCCTGGTCATTGCCGGTGTCTTCGGCTATCAGATGCCTCCGGGCATTCAGGAAACCGTCATCGCTGGCGGCGTAGCGCTGGCTGGCGTTGTTGGTGCGGTGATGCCGGACAGCGTTAAGAAGTAACCTGGCCAGAAACCAGCAGGCCTACAGAAAGCCGCTTTCCTTCAGTTTTTTAGCCAATAAGTAATTGGTGATTACTCCAAGAGAAACCCCAACAATCCACGGCACAGCTGAATTAAGCATTAGCGAGTTGTTCACATTAATGCTGGCGGTGATGCAGGCATAGGTATTTGTAAAAGCAAACCATGTAAATAGTATCTGTTTCATTTGGTTATCTCCATGCTTTCCTTCCCAACAATATCCACCTACGAGCTAGTAAAAGCAAACTAGGTACAACCGAAAGGGCTACGAAATGAGTGAAGCAAAACCGCAGGACGGCAGCACTGTAAAAGGCTACCGCACATTAACCGCTGGCGACATTGAGCGGATGAACCGCCTCAAAGGTGTCAGCCGGCATTTTTGCAGTCTGCTCGATACTGAGCGAGAGGTTACAACGGCTGAAGTTGTCGAGCGTGGTAGTCAGGCCGAAACCGAGAGAGCAGAGGCTTTGCGCTGCATGGCTATCGCGCGCACCAAAATGCAGGAAGCCTGTATGTGGGCATGTCGTGCAATAGCAAGGCCTGATAGCGATTGTTGATGCCGTGACATGTCACAACAAGCCCACCGATACGTTGGCTTTTTTTGTCATCCTATTTGATATCATCACCAATAATAACAATCAGGGTGAGATGACAATGAAACAGAAAATTACAGATGCATTTGTTAATTTTACGCATAGCTGGAACGACGTGCTTCACGCTTCCATTGAAAGGAAAATCTCAGACGGTTACGACCTGGCATATCCTAATAAGAATGATTTTGAACACCGCGAGTCCACTACAAAAGCCATGCGAGAGTTTTACTACCAGCGGATGATGAATACGGCCTCGTTGCTGCTCACTGGTGTGTCACTACTGGTGGCATTGGTTGCACTGATCGTTGCGATAGTGGCCATTAAATATTCTTAGGCCCATGGGTCGTACTCGCTGATCACGTTGGGCTGCTTACCGCGGGCAGTAGGAAAGTCTGAGCGTTTCGTCACCCGATATGCGAACGCCAAACGCGTACTGGTTATTAGCGGCGATGATGTGACATGAACTCAAGGGCACGGGCGCAGAGCACTGCGAGAGTGTGGTTGTGTAATCAGGTCATGGATCTTGCGTATAGACGTTCTCTGCGACACCAGGGTGACTTAGGCCTTCTTACTGGAAGGCGGTAGTTAGAAAGCAGGGATAGTGCCGGTTGACTACCCCTTTTGTGCAGAATTGGGTAAAAGTTAATACCTTTTTTTAAAAGTATTTTTATATTTACTCGTTTCTCGCAAGTATGAAACCAGTGAACCCACTGCAACTAAAAGAAGAACTACAGCTAACGCTATCATCAGTATGGTTATCATGTGAGTTAACCCTCCTAAGGACCATGGATATTATGGTTCGCATGAGGGGTAGTGTGGGATTTAAGTGAGAAAATTCCTAACTGGAATTTTTTCTTAATTTGAAACCTGATATGAAACTTTATTGTTGGTTTTGTAATGATTCAATATGAAATGATTAATTATTGTCTGCCAGGATATACAGTTTTCCGAAAGAGGTGTTTTTACTGGTTACATCGGATTGACTATGCACTTATCGCATAGCTAATGTAGATGCGTGGTGAATCCCCCTGTGCGGTGGGGCGACCAGCCAGGTTTTCTCTTTGAGCACACACGCAGGTCTGTTGGCTGGGGCAGACTTACCGGGAGGCACCCGGCACCACAACATACTGCATAACCCCATAAAGGCCTTCCATTACGGTAGGCCTTTTATCTTCTGGTTGTATCTAATACTGTGGGCAGGTCAGCTGGCTTATGCAGGACAGATTATTTTTTCTTGTTGAATGCCGCTTCTGGTGTGCTTATATTCTACCTAAAAATGGGTAGGTGTGTTGTGATTAGAAAATGCTATGCAAGAATGTCTGACCCAGCATCGAATGACAAGCTGACACTGGAAATGCTTGTAACTGACGGTGGGCGTAAGATTTTTATCTGGGATTTTGATAAAGGGGTGGCAATTTTCTCTGAGGGTATAACAGGTAAGCAGTCTAAATACATAGTGCAAGGTGAAAAGCATGCAGGGCATATCAATCTTATCAGAGATAATACGATTGAGCGCACTATTTATGGGGTTAAGGAGCTCACCTGTGGAAATGGTGATTCCGGTAAATCCTCTCCTGTGTTTTGCTCATTGTGCGAGGGGCAGATACTCATAATCGAATGCCAAAAGGCTTTTATAAGAAAACCATTAAGGCTTGATGAACTCACCTTTGAATAGAACTACTTACGATACATTCCTCATATGTTCGAAGGATATAACATCTCTCAGGTATCCTGCTTCTGGATGCCGGGAATGTGTACCGCTGGTGGGCTGGATTCTTGGAGCCTTTGCCCAGCAGTTTCAGGTGATAAAAACCCCCGTGGAGTAAATCCGACAAATTGACGGGGCGCTGCAGAGGCAGCCAATGTCGGAGTTTAGTCAGATTTCGAGGTGTTTTTCTACTGGTTTTGAGAAAAAATGGATGGTCTGACACTACAGGAAGTGGCTCATCCCTGAGCTCACGGGTAGAACAGTAGACTTTGTCATGGCAGAGCAAAGTCATAAATAAGTGTAGAATGTGTTTCTGATTTAACAAGCTTAGCGAGTGTATGCTTCCTAGATTGTACGTCTGTAACTTTCGTAATATTTCTGCCATTTCAAAATTAAGACATTAGGTAAAACCTGAGGAAATTTAGAGGGTAAGAGAAGCTGTAAACAAAAAAATCTCCTCGCGAAGGAATGTTTTTCACTTTAACGAAATATATTGTTTGCAATGTGGTTTTTTTAGTTCATCATGCATGCTACATTGAGTTCTTATAAAATGAGCTGCTAATTATGACTGAGTGCAAACTTCCACAACTTCCAGAGTATTATCGATATGGTGCTGAACAAATTAACAAGTTGCCTGGGAGTGGGGATGTTTTTCCTCCTACAGGTAGTATAATAAAGTCAGTAAGTTTAAATGAAGGTGTATTTATTTGTGTTCCGGTGCAGCGTTATATACACGGGTTGAATATTTGGGTTGTAGTTGAATCTTCTTGGTAATGATTTTTGTTTGGTAAGAGTGATTTTTCGTTAGTTTGGTGGTTTCTATTTATTATAAATTCGCTGTTGGAATTTAAAATTGGCATCATTGCAATGCTTTCAAACACCGTAGAAGGATTATGATGCTAGTGCAAAATAATATTTATAATAATTCGGAGTCATATGCTATTCTTTTGTTTAGTATGTGGCCTGTCCTTATTGTACTTCTTGTCGTGATATCTTGCGCCTTTTACGGTGTATTGATGCATAAAACTGCAATTTGTTGTTTTCTGTCAGCCATGTTCCTTGGTGTCGCAGGCTGGTTTTATGGATGATCACCAATAGCTCTAATATGAGTCGCTTTTTAGTATAAAGTCAGGGTGTCATTACTTTACCTGGCTTGTAGCGTTGGTTCCCTAAAGTTTGACGATAAAAGGCCCTGTTAATACAGGGCCTTTCTGTATGTATTATTTATCAAAGAGGTAAGACATGTCAGAGATCACCGCATCCGAGCAAATCCGCCTGGATATCATCAAGAAAGTGAATTACGACACCGCAGCGGCCAAGCTGGCCATTGACTGGGTAGGCGACAGCTTTCTGAAATCTGAGCTTTTCGCAGACTCCTTTGATCGTGTTTTCACGGAAAGCGAGATTGTGTCGAAGACCCGTAAAGCGATTCAGGAAGCGACCGAAGCGCTGGCGCTGTTTGATACCGGCGCTGAGCAGGTCAGCTAAGGTATTACAGCAGGCATTCATAGAGTGCCTGCGATAATGCCCATCAGACAAATCGTCTGAGCTGACAGTTCAATCAATCACCAATTTCCAGTTATACGGGGTAACTGACATCATTGTCTGTTTATCCCGGTGAATTTTGAAATACTCACTACTCTCATAACGTCTCTGCCTGCCAACACCAGAACGGCAGAGGTCAGTTAGCCGTATAGATGAACCTCTCCCGGGTGGCTCCTGAGAGATTCTTTATACGCTAGCTGGTAGTAACTAAAGGCCGCATATTTTTGCGGCCTTTTTCATCATTTTTGTAAAATGAAAGCCCTCAGGCGATTAACGATGCTCAGGACCATGGAAGTGATCTCCACCATGTCCGCCTCCATGGGGACCAGGGGGAAGGATACATCCTGAAAGTGACAGCGCACCACAGATCACAAAAACAGCAAGCATAATTCTTTTCATAATAACTCCTGAACTAAAGAGCCTTAATTCCAAAACATAAAAGTGAATATTTTATGGAGAATCAGTAATTCCTTTTTCTCCCTCACGTTAAATAGGAATAATCCATGGCAAAACCGGACTGGGGCGAGCTTCAGCAACGGTTCCTGTCCGATCATGCCGCAACCGGCGTATCACCGAAGGATTGGTGTGAAGCGCAGGGACTGAATTACGCTACTGCCCGCCGATACATCAAGAAACCCACTGCGCAAAAACCTGCGCAAAAGAAACTGCGCACTGCTCAAAAGGAAAAGTGCGCAGAAGCGCTGGTGGATGATGATGACCTCACCGATCAACAACGCTTATTTGTTGCGGAATACCTGAAGGACAACAACGCCACGCAGGCCGCCATTCGAGCCGGGTATAGCAAGAAGACTGCTGAACAAATTGGCTATCAGCTGCTTCAGAAAACTTCAGTTGCGCAGGCCATTGCGCAGCAGCAGAAAGCATCCATTGTGCGCACGCTCGGCAGCGCTGATGAAGTGCTTGAGCAGATGTGGCGCCTGGCAACGTTCGACGCCAACCAGCTATCACAGTATCGCCGCGGGAGTTGCCGTTACTGCTGGGGCTTCGGTCATCAGTATCAATGGCGCGATGCTGTTGAGTACGAAGAGAAGCGGCTCGAAGCGCTTGAGCGTAAACGTCGCGAGCCCGTAGATGTTGGTGGTTACGGTTACGACCACACCAGCGCACCTAACCCGGAATGCCCCCGCTGCAATGGTGATGGTGTAGGCCAGCCTTTCTTCGCTGATACGCGTAAGCTGGCGCCGGATGCTGCGCTTGCCTATTCCGGTGTGAAGCTTGGGAAGAATGGCGTTGAGATAACCGCTATTAGCCGCGAGCGAATGTACGAGGCGGTGATGAAACGGCTCGGCCTGGCTGATAGCGAGTTCGCCCAGCGTCTGCAGCTGATTGAAATTGAGCGGCGGCAGCTGGAGGTTGAAAAATTACGCAAAGAGCTGGCTGCTGATCCGGAGGATGACGAACCAACGCCAGTTGCAATCAATATCAACGTAGTCGATGCGCGAGTGAGGGAAGAGGATGGCGATAGCACCGACGCTTAACATCCCTCAGGCCAAATTCCTTGCGATGCAGTACAAATTTAAGGCCTACGTCGCCGGCTTCGGTTCTGGCAAGACGTGGGTCGGCTGCGGTGGTATCTGCAAAGGGATGTGGGAACACCCCAAAATCAACCAGGGTTACTTTGCGCCAACGTATCCGCAGATCCGAGATATCTTTTATCCCACTGTTGAGGAGGTAGCCCTCGACTGGGGGCTGAATGTCAAAATCAACGAGGGGAACAAAGAGGTTCACTTCTACGCCGGGCGCCAGTACCGAGGAACGACGATTTGCCGCTCGATGGAGAAACCGCAAACCATCGTTGGTTTTAAAATCGGTAATGCGCTGATTGATGAGCTGGACGTAATGCCCGCCAAAAAGGCGCAGTTAGCCTGGCGAAAAATCATTGCCCGTATGCGTTACAACGTGGACGGTCTTCGTAACGGGATCGACGTCACCACGACGCCGGAAGGGTTTAAATTCGTTTATCAGCAGTTCGCAAAGGCTGTACGCGATAAGCCTTCGCTCTCAACGCTCTACGGCCTGGTGCAGGCCTCGACGTTCGACAACGAAAAGAATCTGCCTCCGGACTATATCCCGTCGCTGATGGAGTCATACCCGCCGGAGCTGATCAAGGCTTATCTCCGTGGCCAGTTCACCAACCTGACCAGCGGGACGATTTACCATCAGTTTGACCGTAAGCTGAATAACTGCCGGGAGGAAGAGCAACCAGGTGAGCCGCTGTATATCGGTATGGATTTCAACGTCGGGAAGATGGCCGGGGTTGTTCATGTATTACGTCTGGGGCTTCCGTTTGCGGTTAATGAAATAGTGAAGGCTTACGACACCCCTGACATGATCCGCATCATAAAAGAACGGTTCTGGCTGTACGACGGCAACGATTATCGCAAGGTGCGGGAAATCTATATTTACCCGGACGCTTCCGGCGATTCCCGCAAATCCAGCAATGCCAGCGCCACGGATATCGCTCAGCTTAAACAGGCTGGCTTCAATGTGGTTGTTAATGCATCAAACCCGCCAGTGAAAGACCGCATCAACGCGATGAATGCCATGTTCTGCAATGGTAACGGTGAACGTCGCTACAAAGTGAATGTAAAGCGGTGCCCGGTGTACACCGAATCGCTTGAGCAACAGGTTTGGGGCGAAAACGGTGAGCCGGATAAAACGGCGGATAACGATCACCCCAACGATGCCGGTGGGTATTTCATTGTGAAGCAATTCCCGATTATCAAACCGACTGGAAAAGTCACCCAACTGCGGATGTAAAACCATGCCTGATATTTCAACGCCCAACCTCGACTATAACGACATGGTTGAGGCATGGGATATTAATGATGCGCTGATGGGCGGCACGCTGGAAATGCGCCGGCAGGGCAAGAAGTATCTCCCGAAATGGCCGAACGAAGATCCTGAAAGTTATAAGGAGCGTTTGGCTTCGGCAACGTTACTACCTGCCTATGAAGAGGCCATTAAACAAAACATCGGGCGAGTGTTTGCTGAGCCGACGGTATTGAGTGAGGATTCTCCTGAACAAATACGGGAGCTGTCGCCAGATATTGATATGGAAGGAAACCGGCTCGATGTCTGGGCGCAGCAATTTTTCAGCATCGGATTCCAGTATGGTCTGGTACATGCGCTGGTGGATTTCCCGAAAATTGACCGGGAGGCAGTAAAAACTAAAGCCGACGAAAAAGCCGCGGGATCCCGCCCGTATGCCACGATGTTAAATCCTCGCCAGGTCATCGGCTGGAAATCGAAAGTGGTTAAAGGGAAAGTAGTGTTGACCGATCTGCGTATCAGAGAGGTCATCATTATTGATGGCGACGATTACGGGCAAACGAAAGTTGAGCAAATACGCCATATCATGCCGGGCAAGGTTGAAATTTATCGCCGAAATAAAGGTGATAACGGCGAAAGCCAGTGGCAGATTCACGACGAGTGGGAAACCAGTCGCGATGACATTCCCCTGGTGACGCTTTACACGAAACGCACAGGCTTTATGCGCGGTTCACCGCCACTGCTTAATCTCGCCTTACTGAATATCAAGCACTGGCAGAGTCAGAGTGAACAGGACAACATTCTTCATGTCGCTCGCGTGCCGTTGCTGGTGGCTTACGGTCTGGCTGATGGCGAAACGTTGACGATAGGTTCTTCCTCTGCGACTCGTTTCGATGACCGCCAGCGGCAGGGACTGGAATATGTCGAGCATACCGGGGCTGCGATTGAAGCCGGTAAGATTTCCCTTGAGGATCTGGAAAACCAGATGCGTCAGGCCGGCGCAAAACTGCTGCGAGCGGAAAACACATCGACTAAATCCTTAGACCAGACTCACGAAGAGCGGATGCAGGAGAATTCACCTCTCTACACCATGGCAAGCTCGCTTGAGGATGCGCTCGATAATATCCTGCAGATTATGGCGGAATGGCTGGGCGAGAAAGAAGGCGGCAATGTTGATGTACGCACCGAACTGGATGTTTCAGCCCAGACGTTTGATGCCGCAGCTGCAACAGCTGTTCAGTCGCTCCGTCAGGGTGGTGATATACGTCAGGTCGATGCTGTTCGCGTATTGCAGGCTCTGAAATTTATCGATCCGGATGCGAAGCCCGAAGAGGTAATCGACGAGCTGCGAAATCAGCAGGTCACGCTGGCCGGCGGACTGAGTAACCCGGGTGGTGCAAATGGCAACGGCGAATGACAAGCTTCAGGATGAATCGATAGCGCATGCGATATGGATAGCGCGGTACAGCACCAGCGTTGCAAGCAGGATGATAAAAATCCTGAATGACAGCGATGCGGAACTGATAGCCAGATTGCTGGTGGCGATGGATAGCCTGGATGCTGACAGCTTTACCGTGTCGCGACTGGAAGCGCTGCTCGTAAGTGTCAGAGCTCTCAATCGCGAGGCTGTGCAGTCAATGTACGCGGGACTATCTGATGAGCTGCAGCAACTCGCTCAGCACGAAGCAGGCTTTCAGCTGAGCCTGTTCCAGTTTGCGATTCCTGATGATGTTCTTTCGCTTCACCCGCTGGTGGGCATTTCCCCGGATGCCGTTTACGCAGCTGCGATGGCACAGCCGTTTCAGGGGCGCCTGCTTTCGGAGTGGGCAGATAACCTTGAAGCTGACAGGATGGCAAGAATTTCCAATACAGTGCGGCAGGGTTTTCTCCTGGGCGATACGCATGAGCAAATCGCCAGAAAGGTCCGTGGTCATGCTAACCGTGGCTATCAGGATGGCGCGCTGCAGATGAGCCGAACCAATGCCGGCAGTATTGCAAAAACGGCCGTGGGGCATCTTGCTTCGACGGCCAGGAAAAGCTTTGCAGATGCGAACGATGACATTTTGAAGGGTAAGCAGTGGTTATCCACTTTGGATAACCGTACATCAAAAGACTGTCGGATTCGCGACCGCCTCAAATACACACTGGATAACAAGCCGATCGGCCATAAGGTGCCGTATCTGCAGGGACCCGGGAAAATCCATTTCTGCTGTCGCAGCGTCGAAACCTACATCCTGAAATCGTCTGATGAGCTGGGTATTGCTGTTGGGCAAATATCAGATAGCTCACGTGCCAGCATGGACGGGCAGGTGCCTTCGGATACCGATTATCAGGGCTGGTTCTCGCGCCAGTCGTTCACGCGACAGTCCCAGATCGTTGGCGTAACCCGGGCCCGGCTGATTCGTGACGGCGGCATGTCGCCCGATGACTTCTACAACGACAAGGGCGAATGGCTGACTCTGGGGCAACTTCGTAACCTGGATGCTCAGGCGTTCAGCAACGCCAGACTTTAAAGCTTTTTTAGTCTTCAATCAGGCTGCCTCCGGGCGGCCTTTTTTATGGCCGTGATCCGGATGGTGAGCGGTGCAACGGTCGGATGACCACCGAAAAGGTAACCACATGAAACTGAAAACAGTCGAAGTTAACGGCAAAAGCTATGCAGAAGTCGATTCCAGCGGTTTACCCGTCTACGTCCACGATGACGGCCAGGAAGTTGGTTTTGATGCTGTGCAGGCCGTTGGGAAAATCTCCTCTCTGAATGGCGAGGCAAAATCTCATCGTGAAGCCAAAGAAGCTGCTGAAGCCGGTCTGGCTAAGTTTGCCAAAATCGGCGATCCGGCAAAGGCGCTCGAAGCGCTGGAGATGATGACTAAAATCGACCAGAAAAAACTGATCGACGCAGGCGCCGTTGATCAGGTTAAAGCGGATATCACCAAATCATTCCAGGCCCAGCTTGATGAAGCTACTCAGCGTGCGACGACCCTTGAAGGCCAGCTTTATCAGGAAATGATCGGCGGCCGGTTCTCTGGCTCGAAATTCATCGCAGATAAAGTAGCAATTCCGGCAGATCTGCTTCAGGCGCGGTTCGGTCAGTCCTTCAAAGTCGAGGACGGCAAAGTCGTTGCCTATGATGGCTCTGGCAACAAAATTTACTCCCGCTCGAAGCCGGGCGAACTGGCGGCCTTTGATGAGGCGCTGGAGTTCCTGGTGGAGCAGTACCCACAGAAAGACCACATTCTGAAGGCCAGCGGCAACCAGGGAGGCGGCTCTCGCCAGTCTCAGCATTCACTCGGGCAGAAAACGATGAAACGCGATGCGTTTACCAGTTTGAGTCCGACAGATCAGCAATCAACTCTCAAAGACGGTATCACCATCGTCGATTAATTTTTTGCCAGCCGCCGGATGGCTGCTGGTGCCGGAGCTGGATAGCTCAACCAACCCTATATTTTAATCTCCAAGGAATCTATACACATGGCTAATACGCTTACCGGGTTGATCCCGACTATCTTCACGGCTCTGGATACCGTATCTCGCGAACAGGTCGGTTTTATCCCGGCTGTATCGCGCAATGCTAAAGCTGATGCGGCGGCGAAGGACCAGACTGTTACTGCGCCGGTTGCGCCACCGGCAACCACTGTTGATATTACCCCGGGGGCTACTGCGCCAAATGACGGCGACCAGACGATCGGCACCGTTGATGTCAAAATCACCAAATCAAAAATGGCCCCGGTCAAATGGAACGGTGAGGAACAACTGGCACTGGGGCCCGCAGGGACATACAACACCATCCTTGCTGATCAGTTTAAGCAGGCTTTTCGCGCGCTGGCTAATGAGATGGATGCAGATCTCGCGGCTCTGTATTTCGCATCCTCCCGTGCTGTTGGTACGGCCGGCACCGCTCCTTTCGGTATTGCAGGTGATTTGTCGGATGCGGCCAATGCGCGCCAGGTTCTCTCTGACAACGGTTCGCCGACAACAGATCTGCAGATGGTTCTCGGTTCTTCGGCTATCGCAAACCTCCGCGGTAAACAGTCTGTTCTGTTCAAAGTAAACGAATCCGGTACTGATGCGCTTCTGCGCGAAGGTATCGTGGGGCGACTGGAAGGTTTCAATATCCACGAATCCGCACATGTTAAGAAACGAGCTGCATCTCCGGCTGCCGGATACCTGGTGAATGGAGCAAAAGCTGAAGGCGATATTCTGATTGCCATTGATACCGGCACAGGTGCTTTTGCAGCAGGTGACATCGTGACGTTTGACGGGGACAGCAATAAATACCTTGTTGCTGCTGCGACGGCCACAGCAATCACCCTGGCTGCTCCTGGCTTACGTCAGGCACTGGCCGACAACACCGCTATTACCGCTGGTGGCGCCTACACCGCAAACATGGCGTTTGATCGCAATGCATTCCTGCTTGCATCCCGAACCCCGGCAATGCCGCAGGGCGGCGATACTGCGGATGATGTGATGAACGTTACTGACCCCGTATCTGGCATCACTTACCAGGTAGCACTGTACCGCCAGTATCGCCAGGTGCGTTACGAAGTCGGTTTGTCCTGGGGCGTAGCGGCAGTTAAGTCGGCGCACTCAGCGTTGTTGCTGGGCTGATAAACAGGGGCTTCGGCCCCTTTTTTTAGTGGAGGGCTAATGGCCGGATTAACAAAAGAGCAGCGCGCCCAACGAGCTGCTGAGCAAACTGCGTCTACGCAGGCGGATAACAACGTACCCGTATCGACCATATCGCAGCTGGTGACGATGATTACCGATTTCCCGGCATTCCCCGGCGCCCCCAATACCGCCAACGTTCACCCTGATGAAGTGGAGAACTGGAAGGCGCACGGCTGGAAAGAAATGGAGTGATGCATGATCACTTTCATCACCGTTGAAGACGTCAATTCGATTCTCGGTGCCACCTGGACAGATGAAAGCAAAAAAGCCAAATCTGTGCTGATGGCTAATACCTGGATGAATGGACTTAACCTGAAAATGCCGTGCAATAAGGCAACTCACGAAATCATCATTCCTGACGATGTGAAACAAGCTGGCGCCTATGCGGCGCTAGCGGCCTCGAATGGTGGCCTTTATCAGCAGAAAACCGATTCTGGTGTGTTGCTGAGTAAGACGGTAGATGCCGATGATGTCAGCGTTTCAAAGACCTTCGCGGAACTCGCTACCAACAGCTCGGCATTGCTTGATTCTGACCTGCAGCTGGCTCTGGCCATGCTTAAGCCATACGGTGTTAATCAGTCGCAGGTGCGGCTTGTGAGGGGGTAACATGCAAAAGCCGGATGTGCATTATGCCGGTGACGGGCTCGGTCCTCGCGATGTGTTTGTGAATGGAAACCCGATCAGACATGTCGTTTACGCAAACCCGGCAAAGGGCGTTGTTGTGTTTGCTCCGCTCCCGCTGCGGGTTAAGCGCAACGGCGAAATTTATACCCGCAAACTCCACGGTACTGTGATCGTTAAACCTCAGCAGCATATTGGTGGGTGCAATGGGCATTCGTGACGAGTTGCAAACCGAAGTCGCCGCAGCCTTCGATACCGACCTGCAGGATGCGGTTAACGAGTTCGCCGGAAGCTACACCGTTCGAGGTGCCTGGGACCCGGTGACGGAAACCGGCACTGAAACGCAGGTGACTTACTCGGGGCGTGGAGTGCTGGCACGCTATAAACTGCGCCGTATCGATGGCGTTAACATTCTGCATGGTGATGTGAAGCTAACCGCCCTGGTTAACGAGGTGACTGATAAGCCGGCCGTCGGGCATATCATCACCGCACCAGATCCGATTACGGGAGCGCTTCAGCGTTACGACATCATAACCGCTTCTGCCGACTCTGCTGGCGCTGCGTACTCAATTCAACTGCGGAGGGCGTGATATGGCTAAGGGCTGGAACATTGATCCGGCGGCATTCGCCGGGCTGGTGGCTGAAGATGTCAAACTACGCCAGCGGACAATCGCCATTCAACTGCTGAATGAAATCGTTCAACGGTCGCCGGTAGGAAACCCTGAGCTGTGGGCCATCAACGCGACCGCGGTTCAATACAACAAAGCGGTAGGTGAATGGAACGAATCTCTTTATGCCGATCCTGCCAACCTGACAAAGACTGGCCGTCTCAGAAAGAAAGTCCGTGTTAATGACAGCATGGATATCAGGCGGCCGGCTGAGTATCGCGCAGGAACCTTCAGGGCATCGCATTTTGTCAGCATCGGCGAACCCGATCACTCCGTCCCGACCGAACCGGATCCGCGCGGGACAATGACGTTTCTTAATGGCAAAAATATCATTGACCAGGCGCCAGCCTACTCGGTGATTTACATCCAGTCGAACCTGCCTTACTCCGTGCCTCTGGAGAATGGTCACTCAACGCAGGCGCCAACAGGCGTCTATGCCGTCTCGTTTAATGGTGTGATTCAGGCCTACAAATGACCCTTACAGAAATCAGAAACGCTGTCATTTCCCGAATGGCGGCACAGACCGCTATTGCCTCTGATGCGGTGGATTATCCCAATGGTCCGGTATTTGACCCCAGTAACCGCGATATCTGGGCCCGTCTCACCAACATTGCAGGGCAGGCAGGCACAACCGAGATCGGGGATGGGCCGGTCGTGCACAGAACAGGTTTACTCATCATTCAGCTGTTTGTTCCGGTCGGCTCCGGGACGTTGCTTATCTCCCGGACGGCCGATCAGCTAACGGAGCTATTCGAGTTCAGGGACGACGGGAAGCTGAGTTATTTCGCCGTTTCTGCTGTGCCGGCAGGTGAGACCGATGGCTGGTTACAGCTCAATCTTCAAATTCCTTATCGCGCTCTGTAGCGCACAAAAAACAGGAGGCTCCTGTGAGCTCAGGTGCAAAAGTAGTAGCCGCGTTTATTCGCGAGACAACGCCAGGAATCACGCCTACAGCAGGGGCGTGGAACCTGCTGCGTCGTTCTTCATTTGGTCTGAAACCAACGCAGAACACCAACGACAATGACGAAATCGCTGGTGACCGCATGGCGCAGGGCGTTTCACGCGGCACAGTGGATGTCGGCGGCGATGTCGGCACACGGTTTCGCTGGAATCAGCATGACGATTTTCTTGCCAGCTGTTTCGGTACCGAATGGGTAAATAACGTGCTGACGATGGGTAATGGTCGCATTACGTTCTCCGTGGCGACTTTTGCCAGTGATGTGGGGATTGCCCATATTGCCCGCGGTTGCCAGGTTGGCACCTTCCAGATGGAAATCCCGGCCGATGGTGATATCACTGCAACCATTACGTTTGCAGGGCTGGACTGGGAGACGAAAGGGGACGATACCAGCTATTTCACCACTCCGGTGGATTTAGCGGGGGCGCTGCGTTACTCCTTCAAAGAGGTCACGAACATCCGGCTGAATGGTGTTGATGGCGGGACAGGTTTCTGCGTCGACACTTTTAACATCCAGTTCAACAACAATATGCAGACCCAGCGCTGCATCGGTACCGGTTCGGCATTCGCCGGCGCAAACATTCCGACAACCTTTACCCCGTCAGGTCAAATCACGCTGTCATGGTCAAAGGCTGCCTGGGAGGTTTACAAAAAAACGTTCACCGGCGAAACGGTGCCGTTTAGCTTCACGCTGGAGAATGCTGAAGGCGCCTATACCTTCGATTTCCCGGAAGTGCAGATCTCCGGCGACTGGCCGGATGCGGGGAGCACTGACATTGTTCAGGTTCAGCTGGATATCACCGCGGCCAATACTCCGCCAACTATTACCCGCGTTCCTGCCACTACTGGCGGTGGTGATTAACATTGGCCCTCTTTGGAGGGTTTTTTTATGGAGTTTTTATGCTGATTGTTACCCCGAAAATTGATTTAAATGGCGAGCGCTGGTTTTATCCCTACAAAAAGCCAGAAGGCAGCAAAAAGGAATTCTCGCCGGAAGAAGAATCGCTGTTCAAACTTCGCCTGCTGGTGGCCAGCAGCGAGAATCCGCAATATCGCTCTCGTAACGCGCTGGTGCGCCGCCACATCGATAAGATGGACGCAGGTTATAAGGTGGGGACAACGGATTTTAATCTCGCCAGCGTGGACGATATCGACTCTGTTGATGACCTGCTGATCGATAACGCCGCTCGGTTCCTGCTTAAAGGCTGGGAGGGAGTTGGTCAGTTAGTCGACGGCATAGAGGTTGCTCTCGACTACACCCCAGAACTTGGGGCCGCCATGCTGAAACAGCACCCGGCGCTATACTGGCTGATACTGGCTGAGGCGGCAAACATTGCTCAGGGTAAGGAGCAGCAGACTCAGGAAACCGTAAAAAAGCCATAGAGGCCCAAAAGTGGCTAAAGGATTTCGCCGGCGAGCAGGGCGAGAAAGCAAAGTGGCGCAGGGAGAAGCTAAATCTCCCACCCATTCCAGAGCCTGAAATCGATGCGGTCACTGGGGAGATCCTCAACGCTTACGCCATGATGTCGCGCGGCAGGAAGTATGCCGGCATGGCCGGAGTGCCGCTCCCTCTATCCCTGAATGATATTGAGCTTTACCTGGCATCGCGCACCATCCTGATCGACCGCATTGAGTTTGACGCAGCAATACTGGCCCTCGATGACGCCTGGAGGGCTGAGTGGGCTGAAGAGCAGAAAAGAAGGCAAAGGTGAAGTAGTCATATCATTGTCCCTATCTTTTCCTGTGCTAACCTGTGAGCAAATGTTAATGATGAGGATAGGGATGTGAAAAGGGCTTTGGTGGTCGGGCTTGGTTTAATGGCATTGTTGGGCTGTGATGACAAGTTTCAAATATCAAAACTACTCCCCCCTAAAGACCCACCTTCAATTGCTGAGATGATAGCTACGGGGAAAGAGGAAATAACGTCGGAATGTAAAAAAGGCGATGTTTCCTTTAACTGTGAATTCCTCACTGGCGATTTAACCGGGACGGGAAAGTGGCATCATACCAAGCTGTACCTGCATAACAGCGGGATGGTAGATATGATTATTGACGGCAAGGCTTACTATCAAAGCGATATCAGCAGTAACACCTTTGCTGGTCAGGAGACAACTACCTTCACAATGAAAGGCGTTGGTGGCGACAATGGTGAAGTAAATATCGTTAGATCCAATGAAGGGAAATCCTTAAATTTTGAAGCCTATAACAAAGATGACAAACGGTTTGTTATGGGAGGCGTTAAATTGCAGTAACTCAATCGAGGGATGAAGATAGCCTTCACTGATTATCATTTTTTAAGTATTTCCTAACCCGCTTTATCGGCGGGTTTTTTATTGCCCGGAGATAAGGTAAATGGCAGAACAAGAATCACGGCTAGCGATACGCCTGGACAGCTCCGGGGCAGAGAAGCAGGCTGACAGCCTTACTGTTGCGCTTGATAAGATGACTCAGTCTGGTGATAAGGCTGTAACCAGCATATTCAAAGTGACAAAAGCGACTGACGATGAAAAAGATGCTCTCAATAAATTACGAGCAGCCATTGATCCGGTTGGTGCTGCAATTGATACAGTCGGTCGCCGCTATAGTGAGCTAAAAAAATACTTCGATAAGGGTCTAATTGACGAGGAAGAGTTTCGTTCGCTGTCTAAGATGCTGAATGACACCACTGAGGAACTAAGTGGTGTTGCACAAGCTCAACGAGAAGCAGAGAAGGCCAGCAAACTGGCTGCTGTGCAGCAGGAGGCGCAGGCTGATGCATTCCAGAGAATGCTCGATAAAATCGACCCTCTGGCAGCTGCTCTTCGCAATCTTGAACAACAACAAAGTGAACTGAATACTGCCTTTGAATCGGGCGCAATTAATACTTCCCAATATGATGCATACAGCAAAAAACTTCAGGAGACTCGTCGGGAAGTCACTGGCGAAGCACAAGCCGAGCGCGAGGCTGTAAAAGCACATGATGAGCAGGTAAATGCACTGCGTCGTCTTGAGGCCCAAATAGATCCCGTAGGTGAAGCATTCCGTCGCCTTAACGAGCAGCAGCGCCAGCTTGATACAGCTAAAACATCCGGGATGCTGTCGCCCCTGGCTTACGATCGCCTCAACAGTAAACTTGCAGAATCCCGCGATGCTCTGGAGAAAACCCAGGCGCAATTGGGTAAAACAAGCCAATCTGCAGCTCAGACTGCCAACGCTATGCGCATGATCCCTGCTCAGATGACCGATATCGTTGTCGGTCTTTCTACCGGGCAGTCACCGTTTATGGTTCTTATGCAGCAGGGCGGTCAGCTCAAAGATATGTTTGGCGGCATTGGGCCAGCGATTAAGGGCGTTGGCACATATGTCATGGGTCTGGTTAATCCCTATAGCGTAGCAGCTGCTTCAGTTGGGTTGCTAACTTATGCCGTCTATCAGAACCGACAGGAAATTGATGCTGCGACAAAAATAGCCACAACGTCTCTTGGCGCTAACGGAGATGCTGCAGAACGGCTGGCGCTTAATATGGTTGCCATATCTGACAAGACTGGTCAGGCGATTGATGAAGTCAGTAGTATGTTTATAACGACTAATGACGGTGCGAGCGAAGCAATAAATAAGCTTATCGACGTTGGTTTTAGTTATGACGAGGCAAGGACAAAGGTAGCCCAATACAAGGATTCTGCTAATTTCACCGCCTTGAATGCTGATATTGATAAGCATCGACGGGAGATCCTGAAAATAGGTGATTCGTGGACAGCTGCAGCTATTGAGGTCAAAAATTATTACACAGCAGCGGATAAGGGTAGGCAAAACGTAGCGCTTGGTGGCGCAATTGACCCTACGATGAGGTTTATCGGCCAGGCATTAGATCTGCAAACCACGATGAACACACTTACCATTGAAGGTAATAAGGCGGTAAAAAATTCCGTTGACTGGATTAATAAGGAGTATCTGGCGGCAGACAGGGTTGCCGGTGCAGAAGCTCGGTTAAAGGAGGCAAGAGCACAGTCCAGAAAAATTGCTTTCTCAGGAAATAAAGAAGCAATCGAACAGGCCAATGCGCTAATTGCTGTAAGAGAAAAGGAACTTGAACAGGCCAAAAAAGCTGGGCAGCCTAAGACCCACAAAGAAAAAGCCTATACAGAGGACGCAGCAACCCGGCTGCTTGATCAGATAAACCAGCAGACTGCTGCCATGCAGTCCCAGCTGGATGCCAGTGACAAGCTTAATAGCGCGACACAGGCTCGGATCAAGTTCGAGCAGCAGATTGCTGACCTCAAATCTAAAACGCAGCTCACCGCTGACCAGAAGTCGATCCTTTCCCGTTCAGATGAAATCCTCCAGGCGTATAAGCAGCAGGAGGCACTGCAAAATTCCGTAAAAACCCTGGACGATTATCGGAAGATGCAGGAACACGTAAAGACGAAGGATGAGCGGACCAACGATCTGCTTAAAACCCGTCTTGAACTGCTGGAGAAGGCCAAAGCAACCGGGCAGCTTAAACCCGGTGAATATGAAAAAACACGGGCAGATATTTATCAAAACACCGATATGCAACTGCCATCGACGGTTCGTAATGTTGTAGGAAACCTGACACCCACAGGAGGGCGATTCTCTGGAACTTTTGAGGGGATGCAGGGGCAAATCAACGAATATGACCACGCTCAGCAAGAGCTCCGGCGCTGGCTGGCAGCTCAGGAGGAAGCTTATGCGAAGGCCGGTGAAATAACTGCCGAGGGTGAGGCCCGAATGACCTCGATTCGTCAGCGTGCAGCGGATGCAAATCAGGTCATAGAGGCTCAGAAAAACACCATCATATCTGCGGCCACGCAGTCCTTGTTTGATAGTACCGCCGAAATCATGCGAACGGGATTTGGTGAGCAATCGGCAATCTATAAGGTTGCTTTTGCTGCGAGCAAGGCATTCGCTATTGCGGACTCTATGGTGAAAATCCAGCAGGCTATAGCAAGTGGTGCAGTAAGCGCGCCTTATCCGGCCAACATCATCGCTATGGCCTCAATCGCTGCGCAGACTGCCAGTATCGTCTCAAATATCCAGGCTGTTTCAGGAGTTGGCTTCGCCTCCGGCGGTTACACCGGCCCCGGAGGTAAGTATCAGCCCGCGGGTATTGTTCACAAAGGTGAATACGTCTTCGACCAAGCGTCAACGAACCGGATCGGGGTGTCTCAGCTTGAGGCACTTCGAAATGGCCAACCGCTTGATGCAACTCTGGGCCGCACAGGGTTTGGTACTGGTGTTCAGAACGTTAACAGCGATAACAGCAGCAAGACCACCATCCATGCTCCCATTGAGCAACATTTCCATACGCCGCCCGGTGTGACACCTGATCAGATGGCTCTCTCCATGGCTCAAACGCAGAAGCGGGCGACAACGGAAGCCCTGGATCAGGTTGCTGCGCAATTGTTGAGAGGAGATGGGAAAGTTGGTAAGGCAATGCGCAGTAAATATCCAGGCAGAGGGTTAGAGTGATGACTGATATCTACTACCCGCATGACAGTCTTCCGATGCCATTACAGGAAGGATACGGATTCCAGCCTGTAAGCCCGTTAAAACGTACCCAGTTAATCACCGGCCGCGCGCGGCAAAGGCGAGCTTATACGTCCACGCCGACGCAGGCCAGCATCACCTGGTTTATGGAAACCGATGTGCAGGGACTGGCGTTTGAGTCCTGGTTCCGTGATGCGTTATCTGACGGGGCTGCATGGTTCATGATGAAGCTGCAGACGCCGGCAGGCATTAAGTTTTACAAATGCCGCTTCACAGATATTTATCAGGGACCGGTGCTGGTGGCCCCGATTTACTGGAAATACACGGCGACGCTTGAATTATGGGAACGCCCCCTTGCTCCTGCCCCATGGGGTAATTACCCGGAATGGATCGTCGGCAGCTCACTGCTGGATATTGCGCTGAATAAGGAGTGGCCGAAGCATGACTCAGATTAAACGCCTTTACGCCAGCAGCGGCCCGGAGCTGATCATTGAAACGCTGCAGATCACCATTGGTTCTGACGTCCATTATCTGTGCCAGGGCTACGAGGATATTACGGCAACGACTGAGAACGGCGATACCGTAACGTTTACCGCCTGTGCGATAGACATTGCTCTGCCGGCGCGCAATGCGGACGGCACGCAGGACCTCAAATTTGCCTTGTGCAATATCGATGGTGTTGTGTCCACGGCGATCCGCTATTCGCTGGCTAACCGTCTGTCTGCATTGCTGACGTACCGGCGTTATATCTCCACGGATTTAGCGGCCCCTGCGGAAGTGCCATATACGCTGAAAATCAAGTCGGGCTCCTGGACGGCGACAGAGGTGCAGATCACTGCGGGCTACATGAACATCCTCGATACCGCCTGGCCGCGTTTCCGCTACACGCTCCCTGTATTCCCCGGACTGCGTTATATCAGCTAAGGAATCCCAATGTTTAACCCTGATAAATACCGTTCTGTTAAATGGCAGAAGGGCGGCAGAGCCTACCCGCTACTTGACTGCTTCGGCATTGTGAACGAGATACGCCGCGATCTGAATTTACCCGTCTGGCCCGATTTTGCAGGGGTAACCAAAGACGACGGCGGCCTCGACCGGGAAGCACGCCGGATGATGCTTACCCTTGAGCGCTGCGAACCCTGCGAAGGGGCCGGGGTGGCCTGTTATTCCGGGTCGACTGTCACCCACGTAGGGATCGTGGTCAGTATCGATGGTCTGTTGCATGTGGCGGAATGCAACCCGGGTACGAACGTCACCTTTCTGCCGTTGCCGCGGTTTAAGCGGCGATTTGTCAAAGTGGAGTTCTGGCAATGACCATTCGTTTTTACCCGTCCCGGCTTCCCGGTGAACCACTCGAAACGCATGAGCATGGTGTAACCAGTATTCGCAGCTGGCTGGTGGCAAATGTTGAAGGCTACGAGGATCGGGATGTCCCACCGCTTACCGTTGAGGTTGAGGGGCTGTTAATTCCTCCAGGTGAGTGGGCCACCTGCGTGATTCGCCCTGATAGTGATGTCAGGCTTTATCCGGTTCCATTCGGGCTGGAGGCCGCCACAATCGCGTGGATCGGTATCGGTATCTCCGTTGCCGCTGCAGCCTATTCGCTTGTTTTGATGAGCACCATTGATACGGGCGGCTATACCTCATCCACAGGGCGGAGTCTCGACCTGAACCCGGCGCGGGCCAACACCGCAAAACTCGGTGATGCCATTCGTGAGGTGTTTGGCCGGGTGCGTATCTACCCAGATTATGTGGTGCAGCCGGTTACCCGGTTCGATGCCGCCGATCCTACGAAAATGCCCGTCCAGATGCTGCTATGCCTCGGAGTCGGTGAACTGATTTATACCAATGGCGATATCCGGGTTGGCAGTACGCCAGCTTCAACGCTGCCGGGTTTCAACATCACCTATTTTCCGCCAGGCGCGGACGTTTCCGGCGATGAGCGCAGCGAAAACTGGGTCAACTCCACCGAAGTGGGCGGGACGTCATCCGGCACCGGGCTGGATATGGCCCAGACGTCGCCGGACGCAGATGACATTATCGCAGACGGCATGACCGTATCCGGTTCGAGCGTAACGTTTACCGGGCTGGATACGGATGATGATGACGATAATGACGAGAACGATAACGCGCTACCGCCCAGCTGGGTCACTGGCGCTGTGGTCGAACTGAAAGCCCCGGCGAACTATCAGATCACCACGGCGGCCGGATACAGCGTTATCGCAAGCCCGCTGCTGACGGAGATCGCGCCGGTAGTAGGTATGCCGGTGACGCTGGGGTTTAACTCTGTCGATTACGATCTGTTTATCGCGTCATATACCCCCGGTCAGGCTGCAGTGCCCGGCGTAGGGGGGAGTGCGGCAAAACTCCAGGCCAGTGCGGCCCCGACCACCTACGATTTTTCGACCAGCTCCAGCACGTTCACGATCACCTGGCAAGGGGTTACCTACCCGGTGTCGCTGGTGGCTAACTATGTCTCGATGTCGGGACTGCTGGCGGCGATCACCGAGGGACTCACTGGCTCCGGCCTGGTTGCACAGGACAACGGCGGCACCGTACTGATAACCGAGTCGGCCAGTCCGTTCACGGGTGGGGCGATCACGTCCTCTTCGCTGCCTGCAGCTGTTTTCGGTGATGCTCCGGTTTACACCTCCGGCACGGCATCAACCGGCGGCAGCCCGGCGGTAACGGCGAATGTGACGCTTGCCTATAACAGCGCCACGGGAACAGCCTTTTCCGGCATGCCGGAGGGGGTGCAACGGCTTTCACTTGCTCACCGCGGGAATGAGTACCGCATTGTCTCGACCGACGGCACAACGGCGACGGTGGCGCGCCTGGTTAATGGTGCCGTTGATGAGTCATGGCCGGGATTCACCGCCCGGACGATGATCGACTATGAGGCCACTGGTCTTAACGACACGTTGAGCTGGCTGGGGCCGTTCCTGGTTTGCCCTGAAAATGAGACCGTCGATATGTTCGAGGTGAATTTCTCCTTC